AAGAAAAAATTATTGATGTCAAAGAAGAAATTATTGATGATGTCAAAGAAGAAATTATTGATGATGTTAAGAAAGAAGTTATTGATGATTATGTTAAGGAAGATGTTATTAATGATGTCAAGGAAGATTATAATATTAATTTAAATAAAAATAGTATTAACCAATTAATTTCTGGTATATTTTGTCAAGGGCAAATGGAAATTGAAGGTAATTATTCTGATAAATTTGTATTTTCAATGAATGGATTTATGAAAGGTTATGATATGGAACTTAATCTTTGTATTAAAGGATTGTTTAAAGAAGATGGAAGAGAATTTAAAATTCCATTAAATTTTACAGTTCCTTTTTCTGAACTTGAAGATAGAAGAAATTTACTATTTTCACCTGTTCCAAATAATAATTTTTAATAATACCAAAAAGGTTTTTTCATAATAAAAATAGTTAATAAAATTTTAAAATTATTATTATTAAATATTGGATAAATATCTAAAACATTAATTTTTTTATTAAAATTATATAAATAATTAAAATTATTATCTTTTTTTAGTATAATAGATAAATCTATATTATGATGATTAAAAACAATCATAATATTTCTATCAGTATTAAAATTATTAATAGTAAAAGAAGAGAAAGGATTTAAATCAACATAATAAACTTTTTGTAAGTTTGGTATAACTTGAATATTAACTTTATTTGTAATATCTTCAAAAGGTATATTAATATCATTTTTAATATTTTTATGTATATTTTTTTCAAATTTAATAATATTCTCTAAATTGTTAAAGTAAGAGGTTTTATAATGTATTTTATTTAATTTATTATGTCCTCCATAAAATGTCATTAAAATAATTAGAATTATTATAACAATAAAATAGGTTTCCATATATAAATAAATATATAATTTTAAAAAAATTTAACAGGTATAAACATTTAAAATAAAAATAATAAAAAAACAAATTAACATTATAATTAAATAAGTTTCTAAATAATTGGTAGTAAATTCTTTATCCATTTATTATAATTATATTATATAAATATATAATATGTATGATATGAATTTGTTATTTGAAAGTAAAAAAGGTATTATTGTTTTATCAATTTTTACATTCTTAGTAGGATTATTTATTGGTGGATTTACAAGATTAAAAATATTTGAAGATTTAAGATTTAAATTTGTATTATTTTTATTTATTATGTATTCATCAACTGTTTCATTAAATATAGCTATTATTCTTTCTCTTCTTTTATTAGTAGCTTATCAAATAATATTAAAAATATCAATGAGTGAAAATTTTGGTGTTATTAATGAATCAGAATATTTAGAAAATCCTTTAATGAAATCAAGTGAATTAGAACCAATGAATGATAAAGATTTTATTTTAATAACTCCTAAAGAAATGAGTAATAAAATGATTAAAGAAGGAAAAGAAATTATGAATTTAATTCAAGAAATGAGAGAAAATGGATTTGTTGATGAAAGAGAACAAAATATTATATATGAATTAGAAAATAAAGCAAATAATTTAATTCAATCGGGAATGAATACATTAGATAATAATCAATATAGTGGAATTACATTAAAAACTTAAAGTATATAGATTTATTTATTTTTTTTAAATTTATAAATTATAATATTAATTATAATTATAATATGATTAAAGATTGTTTTGATTTACTAATTATTATTTTAATTGTAATTATTGTTATTACAATTTATAATAATATGAAAAAAAATGGAACTGAAAATTTTGGTCAATTAGAAGATAGATATTTACTTAATGATGATAAAGATAGAAGACATCTAATGCAACAAATTAATCCAACAACTAAAGATTTAATAAATGCTGTAGAAAATAATGAAAACATTACAGATATTCAAAATCCTAATTTTAATACTCTAAATAATCTACCATTTTTAATTAATCCACAAAATCCTGAAGAAGGATATTACTTTGATAGAGTTAAATTAATTACTAATCCTAATAGTCCTTTACTACAAAAAGCTGAAGAAAATATGAAAAGAATTAATAAACAATTAAGAAAATGTTCTAATAAAACATTAGATGATGAAAGACTTAATGTAGCTGGATATAATAATTGGGAAAATTTAAGAGAAAGCTCATATGCTAATATAACTTCAGTTGGTAAAAGTTTATTAACACCATATACTAGTTTTCCTGTTGCTTCATAAATTATTTTTTTTAAATTAAAAAATAATCATCAAAAAAATATTATTTTATTTATTTCTTAGTTTTACTTCTCTTCTTTTTCTTACTTCCTCTTGGTTTTTTATTTTTTCTGATATTTTCATCGTGATTTTTAATTTCATTAATAACTTTTTGTTTTCCATGTTTATCAACATATTCTTTAACTAATTTTAAAGTTTCAGCATACATTTTATCTTTATCACTATCACCAACATTATTTTTAGCCTTTGTTCTAAAAGGTGTCAAAAATGGATTTAATCCTAAAGACATTTTAATACCAAGCATACTTTTTACTTTCTTAAGAAATTCTTGGTTTTTCTTTAAAGCTTCAGGAAGAACTCTCTTTCCACCTTTCATACTTTTAGAACTTTTAGATCTTTTAGAACTTTTAGAACTTTTAGACCTTTTAGAACTTTTGGAAGTCATTTTTTTAGTTTTAGAGGGTTTTGATTTCTTAACATTAGTTTTTTTAGTTTTAGAAGGTTTAGATTTTCTGACTTTGGCTCTTTTTTTAGCACCACCAGCCATATTCATAACTTCATCATCGTGTAAGGCAATAACATTAGAAGGCATTATTATATATATTATAGTTATAAAAAAAATAATAATAAAAATTAAAATTGAAAAAATATTTAATTATAATAATAAATTTACAATATAATAAATGGGTGTTCCTTTATTTTTTAGATGGGTAGAAGATAATAATAAACAAAATTTAATTTTAATTAATGATAGTATTGAATATGAAATAGATTATTTAATGATTGATACAAATTGTTTATTACATCCTTGTGTAGCACATATTGTATCAAAGTATAAAAATAATGAAATAGTTAATATTAAATGTAGAAATGATATTGAAGAAATAATTTGGAATAAAATTGAAGAATATATTAATGATTTAATAAGTAGATTAAAACCTAAATTTTTATTCATAGCTATAGATGGTGTAGCTCCAATGGGTAAAATAATTCAACAAAGACAAAGAAGATATAAAAATTCAAATGTTGAAACTAATGAGATATGTCCTTTTCAGAGTATTGAATTAACACCTGGAACTCCTTATATGGAAAGATTAGATAAAAAATTTAATGAATATTGTAAAAAATTAAATATAGAATATAAATATTCATCTTGTTTTGAGGAAAGTGAGGGAGAACATAAAATATTAAATTATATAAAAGATAAAGTTGAAAATAATAAAAATATAGTTATTTATGGCTTAGATGCAGATTTATTATTTTTATCATTAACAGATAATTTAAAACATAATTTATTTGTTATGAGAGAAAAACAATTTTTTGATAAAAAAGAGGAAGATGAAAATTTGATGGATAATGTTGAGGATATTAAATATAATTATGTTAATATAAATGAATTTCATAAAATAATAAATAGTTATGGAATATCATCAAATAAATTTGTATTATTATGTTATTTGCTTGGTAATGATTTTTTACCATCAATATTATCATTAAATATTAAAAGGAAAGGAATAGAACATATTATAAATGCATATAATGATGTTAAAAAAACAAAAAGAATGGAATTAATAGAAAATGATAAAATAAATCATAATTTTTTGATTGAATTATTTAGAAATATTGAATGGACTGAAAAAAAGGTATTTAATTATAATACAACATTTAATAATGAAAATGAATATTATAGATATTATTTGAATAAAGATATAAATGTTGAAAAAGATAAAAAATTAATGGTTAAAAAGTATATTGAAACTATTGAGTGGTGTTATATTTATTATACTGATAAATGTATTTCTTGGAAACATTATTATAATTTTGATAGTCCTCCTTTAATAAAAGATATAATTAAATATTATCCAAAAAATGTTAATATTGATAAATGTGATTTAAAACTAAAACCAATAGAACAATTAATATTAGTTATTCCACCAAAATTTTATAGTTTTATTATGAATAAAAATATATTAAATAAAATATTAACTGATAAAAATTTTATAAAAATAAAACATCTTTTTCCAAATAATTTTGATATTGATAAAAATAAAGAAACTATTGAATGGAAACAACATATAATATTACCTTTTATTAATTATGAGTATTACTTATCAATAATACAAAATATATTAAAATAAAAATTGATTTTTTTAATTTATAGATAATTATAAATATAATTATTTTTAAAATGTTTTTTTCTATTGATGAAATTTGTAAAGAGTTTTCAATTGATTTTGATAATGAAACTCTTGAATATACAAATGATATTATAAGTATTTTTAATGGAAATATTCAATTTAAAACAGATAATCCTATATTATTAAGAATTATTGGATTGTATTATGAAAATGTTGAAGAAAATCAAGATAAAATGATTGAATATTATACACAAGCGAGTGACTTAAATGATATAAAAGCAATAAATGAATTAGGAACTCATTATTATTTTGGAAAAAAGGATATTAATAAAATGAAACAAATTTTTAATAAAGGAGTTGAATTAAATGATAGTAATTCAATGAAAGAATTAGGTTATTATTATCAATATGATGAAATGAATTATGAAGAAATGGAAAAAAATTATTTAATGGCTATTGAATTAGGTAATTATGAAGCAATGAATAATTTAGCAGATTATTATCATTTTGTTAAAAAAGATTATGATAAAATGAAAAAATATTATTTAATGAGTATAGAATTAAACAATGAAATATCAATGTATCATTTAGGAAGATATTATCAATATATTGAAAAAAATTATTATGAAATGAAAAAATATTATTTAATGTCTATTAAAACTAAAAAAGCTTTTACAAATATAAATCCAAGTAGTAAATATTCATTACAATGTATAGAATCAAATTTTAGTATTAGTCATACATTAAATTCTTTAGGTTGTTATTATTTAGAAATAGAAAAAAATTATGAAAAAATGAAATATTATTTTGTTGAAGCATATAAATTATTAAACTTTGAAGCATTATATAATTTAGGTGTTTATTATCAATTTATTGAAAAAAATTATGAAGAAATGAAAAAATATTATTTTAGAGCTATTCAAATTGATAATAAAAATGCTATGTATAATTTAGGTTTATATTATCAATATGTAGAAGAAAATTATGATGAAATGGAAAAATATTATTTAATGGCTATTGAATTAGAATATAAACCAGCTATGTATAGTTTAGGACTTTATTATTTTAATATAAAAAATGTTATAAATGTTATAAATAAATGGTTTGATTATTATGAAATGGCTGGTAAAATGAATGATAATGATTGTAATATACTTTCACCATCACATTATCATTATATAGATATTATTCCAGGTGAAATTAGTAAATTATTATTAAATTCTCAATTATATTATTAAAAAATTGATTTTTATAAAATATTAATGTAATAAAATTATTATTTACAATGTTTGAAACTTTAAATGATATTTCAATAGTTTGTGATAGAAATTTTAATGAAGAAGAAATTAAATATGAAGAAGATATTATAAATATTTTTAATGGAAATATTCCAAAAGAAACTAATAATGATTATTGGTTAAATATTATAGGTTTATATTATGAATATATTGAAAAAAATTATGATGAAATGGAAAAGTATTATTTAAAAGCTGTTGAATTAAATAATATTAAAGCAATGTATAATTTAGGAAGATATTGTGATGAAAATGAAGAATATGATAAAATGAAAAAATATTATTTAATGGCTATTAAATTGGGTGATATTAAATCATTAAATAATATAATATTATATTATTTGGAGACATACGATTATGATGATATAATGATAGAATGTTATTTAATTGGTATTAAAAATGGAGATACAAATTCAATGAATAATTTAGCTTTATATTATGAAGAAATAAAAAATTATGAGGAAATGAAAAAATATTTTTTAATGGGTATAGAATTAAATGATACAAATTGTATGAAAAATTTAGGTTCATATTACTGTAAAATAAAAAATTATGAGGAAGCGAAAAAATATTATTTAATGGCTTTTGAAAACGGTGATAATGATGGGTTGTATCATTTAAAATCATTTGATAAATTATAATATTAAAAAATTGATTTTTATAAAATATTAGTAAATTATTATTTACAATGTTTGAAACTTTAAATGATATTTCAACAGTTTGTGAGAGATATTTTTTTGATGAAGAAGAAATTAAATATGAAAAAGATATTATAAATATTTTTAATGGTAATATTCCAAAAGAAGTTAATAATGATTTTCTTTTAAATATTATAGGTTTATATTATGAAATTATTGAAAAAAATTATGATGAAATGGAAAAGTATTATTTAAAAGCGGTTGAATTTAAAAATATAGAAGCAATGCAAGGTTTATCTTTTTATTATACAGACATTAAAAATTATAAAGAAATGAAAAAATATTATTTAATGGCAATTGAATTAGGTAATACTGAAGCAATGAAAAATATAGGATATTATTATCAACGAATAAAAAATTATGAGGAAATGAAAAAATATTATTTAACGGCTTTTGAAAATGGTGATAATAGTGGAATGTATTATTTGATGGAATATTATAGTCTATATAATAATAATTATAAAGAATTAGAAGATATTTTATTATTATATTTTGAAAAAGGTAATAAAGAGGTTATAATATATTTAGCTAAATATTATGAAAAATTTGAAATAGATTATGATAAAATGGAAAAATATTATTTAATAGGTATTGAAAAGAATATTCTTGATTCAAAATATTTTTTAAATTTATATTTAAGTGAAAAAATAAAATAATAAATTTATATAAATAATAAATAAAATTATTTAATAAATAAATTAGATAATTAATTTAATAAATTATAATATGAATGATGATAATATTCCAGACATTAAAAAAAGATTAAATAAGATAAATAATTTGATTAGTGAATCAAATATTAATTATCTAAATCCATTAAAAGATTTAAATGAAAATGTGAATACAATAGTTTATCATTCAAAAAATGAAAAATCAAATAATGATGATGATAATGATACAAGGAGTGTATTAGGTAAGCAGGAGTTTAATTTTAAAAAAGTTATTTCACAAATGGGAGCAATGTTGTCGTATGTAAAAAGTGGTGGATACGGTCATACATTTAAAGGTGTTGTTAAGGATAAAAATGGAAAAGAGAAATATAGTTTTGCTGTTAAGATGGTTGCTTATTCAAAGAAGGAGGACTATGGTGATGAATATAATTTACAAAGACCAGAAAATGCTGAATTATGTATGTTAAAAGTATTATCATATTTTGTATTAAAAAAAATGTCTCCACATATAATTTTACCGATTAGCACATTTTACACAGATATTAAACCATTTTTAACATTACAGGAAAAGGGTATTATTGATAAGAATAATACAAATTATAAAGAATTTATTGAAAGGTATAAAAGTGGAAAATATTATGATAATGTGAGTATAATAATATCTGAATGGGCTGATGAGGGGGATTTAAGTATGTTTTTAAAAAAATATTATAAAAAGTTAAATTTGATGCATTGGAAGTGTATATTTTTTCAAATAATATCAACATTAGCAGTTATTCAATCAAAATATCCTTCATTTCGTCATAATGATTTAAAATTAAATAATGTGTTAATATCAAAATCATCATTAAAAGCAAGACAATTTAACATAAATAAAAAAACATATGTAATTCCATCAATTGGGTATATGATTTATTTATGGGATTTTGATTTTTCTTGTATTCAAGGAGTGGTTGAAAATTTAAAAGTTCATCAAAAATTTTTTAATAAATTAAATATTACATCAAAACAAAATAGATATTATGATTTACATTATTTTTTCGGAACATTAATAAGAAAGGGATTTTTACCTGATTTATTAACTGAAAAATGTATTCATCAGGATGTAAAAGATTTTATAAATTATGTTGTTCCAGAAGAATATAGACCATATAATAATAAAAAAAAGATTAATCCAAAGGTTAATGAAAAATGTAGATTACAAATGAATGATGAATTAAGAACTCCATTTGAATTATTGGAGCATGATTTTTTTAAAGTATTTAGAAAGAAATAATTTTTATGTAATTTTAATAATATTTTTAGTATTATTAAAAATGTTTAATTTAAAGATATAAATATTTTTATAAAGTAAATTATATTATAAGTATATAATGAGTGAAAATAATAATTTTAATTATGACAATATTGATGATATGATAGAATTGATATATAATTTTGTATATAAAGGAAGAAAAAATATAGAAAAAGATTATATTTATGAAAAAGTAAATATTGAAAATATTAATATGTCAAGAATAATAAAACACGGTGAATTTGATTATAACAAAATTCTTATGAATAATTTTAATGATAAAAAAAATTTTAAATTAATATTAGAAGACGAACATAAAATTATTTTAAAAAAATATTTAAATTCCAGATTTCCAATTACATTAATAATTCAAAAATATGATAATAAATATCGTAATTCAAGCTCATTTATTGATATTACATATGGATTATTTATTAATTATATTTTGAGTGAATTTGTAATATTAAATGATATTCCATTTTATTTAATAAATATATGTAATTTTAATGTATTATATGAAACATTAGAATTAAATAGTGAATTATTGCCATTTATTAATGAAAATTTTAAAGAAAATAAAATAGATGATAAATATTGTATTAGTGTTTATGAAAATTTTAGGTCATATATTTCTATGAAAGAATTTTTGGATAATGAAAAAACATTTGAAGAATTAGTTTGCTTAGTTTTTCAAGTATTATATTCTTATTATTATATTATTAATAGACTTGGTAATTTTAGAATGAATTACTTTACTATAAATTCATTTATTATAGAAAAATTAAATGAAGAGAAAGAAATTATGTTAAATATTGGTGATATTAAGTTTAAGTTAAGAACAAAGTTTATATGTAAATTATGTGATTTTAGATATTCAACATTAGAAACAATAAAAAATCTTAAAAATAAAGATGAATTATTAGATAATCCTTCTTTTGATATTTATAATTTTTTTAAATCATTAAATGATAATAGTTCAAAAAATAAAGTTAATATTAAAAAAATTATAAGTGATATTATTTCATTAGATATATTAAATGAAAATATCAAAAATGAAGATATATTCTATAAAGACTATAAACTTAATATATTGCCTAATGAAATATTAACAAAAAATATTTTATTTAATACATTTATAATAATGCCACCTAAAGCTAAAAAAGGAGGAATAAAAAATAAAAATACTAAATTAAAAAATAATGAAACAATTGAAGTTCTTAAAGAAAGTGAAAGTGAAGATATTACTAAAACTTCTTCTACTTCAGAAAATGATGAAACACAATCCACTGAAAATCGTGAAAATAGTGAAAATAGTGTAGAAAGTGTTGAATCAGAAACTATTGAAACTGAAAATATTGATGATAGTAATAGTGATGAAACTGTTGAAAGTGATGAAACTGTTGAAGAAGTTATTGAAGGTGGAATGACAAAAAAAGATAAAGCTGAATTAAAAAATCTTCAATCTAAAATTAGTAATATTAAGGAAAAATATAATAAAAAGGGAATAAAAGAAACTAAAGGTAAAAAGAAATCGAATAGAAAAATGCGTTATGAAGAATTACTTGATAATTCAGATAGTGTTGATAGTTTAAATGATAGTATTTCAATGTCAATGAGTGATAAACAATCTAAACCTATGGTTAATACAATGGGTGATGCTTTTAGTTCAAGTTTTGGAATTCAAAAACAACCTATGCCATTATTAGGAAATTCACAACAAATGTTTCAACAATCATATATGATGCCACAACAAGAAATGATGATGCCGCAACAAGAAATGATGATGCCACAACAAGAAATGATGATGCCACAACAAGAAATGATGATGCCACAACCTGAAATGATGATGCAACAACAAAATATGATGATGCCACAACAAGAAATGATGCCTCAACAAAATATGATAAATAATATGATGTCTCAACAAAATATGATGTTGCCAAATCAGCAAAATATGTATGGGGGAAGAAAAATGAAGATGCCTGTTTTAAACAATGATTTTTTTTTTTATCAAAAGTAAATAATAATGATAAAAATATTAAAACAAAAATAAAAAGAAAGATGCCTTTATATCAAGAAAATAATATGAGTGGTGGAGGTGTTCGTGTTATGCCATCATATGAAAAAGTTGTGGAAGATGAAAGAGATAAAGCAGAAAGAGAAAAAGATGAAAAAGAAGCAATGCCTAAAGTTCCTTATAAGGGGAAACAAGAAGATACAAAATTATTACCATCTCAAAAAAAGAATACAGATGATTTAATGTTTGATTTAAAAGTATTTAATCCATCAAAACCTCCACCAAGAAAAGATCCAATAAAACAAAAAATGATGAATTTGCCTGGAAATGAAATATTATTTTCTACACCATATGTTCCTTCACAATTTCAAAATTATATGAATCAGCAATTTGATAAATACGCTCATCCATTTATATATAAAGATTATAATATTAATTTGAATGGATTAAATACAAATCATATAATGGCTCAAAGAGTATTTGAAGATATATTACCACCTGATGATGTATATTCATCATTTAAAACATTAAGAGAGAGAAATGTATTATGTGATTATATTAGAAGCACATTTATAACAAATGATGATGGAGAACATAAAGATTTTTCAGGTGGAAAAGAAAGTTTAAATTCAAGATTAAATTTAATTGAATTAACACCATTTATGCCTCATAATTTAACAAATAATAAATATAAAAATAGACCAAAAAATATGTTAATGTATAGTTCTTGTTATCCAATTAAATATAATGAAAAAACAAAGAGATGTGATTGTGCTGATAAACATACAATAATGAATGTAAGAGTATATAATTTAACAAATGAAGAATATACATATTTTAATCCAAATAATTTATTATCTAATGGAACATCATCTACTAGTTCATCATCAAGTAGTGGAACACCAACAGCTTCATCATTACCAATTGATAAAAGTTCAAATATAATAAGAGAATTAAAATATTTTCAATTTGTGAGACAAAAAATTAATAAGGATAAGTATTGTCCTAATTTTATATGTTCTTATTGTTATTTTATATCAAAGGATTGTAATGTAAATTTTAATAACGAACAAATAACAAATAGTAAATATGATAGTAATGGGTGTCTTATTCAACAAAAGAAAAAGACACAAATGTGCTTAATTATATTAACAGAAGGTGCTGATTTTAATATTTATACTTGGGCTTCTAATAGAGCTCAAATGGATAGAAATTTAGTTAAACAGGTTGGATGTGGATATAAAACTGCTGAAATGTGGGATAATGTATTATTTCAAATAATTATAGTATTTTATACGATGTGGCAAAAGAAATTTACATATAAGGATATGAAATTAAATAATAATTTTTATATTAAATCTTTTGCTACATCAACAGCAAATCCTTCATATTATAAATATGTTGTGGAACAAGTTGAATATTATATTAAAGATACAGGATATTTATTATTATGTAATACAGATAATCATGATATAACTGAAGGTAAAAATGTTTGTAAAATATTAAGTAAGGATGAATTTGATGATGATGTTAATAATATTGAAAATGTAATTATGGAAAATGCTAAGAGGTGTTTAGCTATTGATAGTTTTAAAGCTCAAGATTTGGTTTCTCCATCACAAGAAATTTTAGATAAAATAGTAAAAATAAATAATTTATTAAATAATAGTTCAATATCAAATTTAGGTTCAAATATATTTGAAACAATATTATTAACAAATTTTAATAATTTTATAAATGATAGAATTGGAACTCATTTAAGAAGTCAAGGAGGTAGAGATCAAGCTGATGAAACAAAATTTATTATTCAAGATAATTTTACACCAAAGAAAGGTGATTTATGTGTTAGACCAGATGGAGATATGTGGAAAATATGTATGTTTATTAAATCAGAATCTCCAGGTTCAGGTTTATTTATAATAGAGAAAGGACGTGATGCTGTTTCTCTTCCAATAAGTTCAATGTATTCAATAGGTTCAAGTGTTAATATTCAACAACAAAAAATATCTGTAGATAATTTAGAAGAAATATATTATATAAATTAATATATATAGAAATGAATTATAGCATGATAAATAATTATACAAGTAATAATTTTGTTAAAATTGAAAATAATAATATGACAGGATTTAAGAATGAACCAAATACAAATAATTGGGCTACACAAGGTTCAATAAGTAAATCATTATTAGGTAATATATCACAACCAACACCATTATCAGAATTATTTTTTTCAAAAGATAATATAGTTAGAATTCAAAATAAAATTAAAAAAGAAGTGTTTATAAGAACACAAGGAAAATATGTTATTAGAGTAAATCAAAATGAAACTGATTTAATAAATGTAATGCTTTCGGTATATGTAGCAGATGGATTAAATCAACCATATAATTTAGTTAGACAAGTAAAAATGTTAAATCATTTAACTGTTCAAAGAATTGTTCCAGATATGATTTCAATGATTAAAATGGAACAAGGATATTTAAAAGATATAAGTTCTCCAATTAATCCAATTCCTTTACCTGTAAATGTTAATAACGCAGGAAGAAAAGGAACATTGCCAAGTGTTACAACAACTTTTAATTTGTCATCTTTTTAATATTATTTTTTAATTATTTATAATTAAATTAAATTATAAATTTAAAAACAAAAAATTTTATTTAATAACTTAACATCTGTAAGGTGTATTAGTTTCAGAAGTTTCACTTTCATAAACAAAGATAGTTCCATACTTTTTAGCTTGTTCTTTAAATTGTTCACCATTAATAGCAGTAATAGGTGAAATCTTATCATAGTTATCAACAGCAGCAGTGTCACATTTACCATCAATAGGAGAATAGTAATAACCACAATTTTCTCCCTTAGGAAGAACCATAGCACTGGTTCCAACAATAACTTCTTTTCCATTTTCACCAAATAAATCATGATAAAGAGTTTCAATTACAACAACAGATCTAAGATTTAATTTTTGACCTCTATCAAGAGTAACAGAATCGCAATAGCAAATATCATGATTATTAACTCTTTCTAAAGTAGTAGTAGTAATTGGTAATTCTTTAGGAACCATTGTTCCATAAACATATGAAGATGAACTGGTAAGACCATGGTGTCTTCTGGGAACATAAAAGACAAGAACACCATTACAATGAATAACAGTTTGTCTCTTAACAACCATGTGCTTTCCTTTCATGTAAATATTATTTCTTCCTTGAACGGCAGTTTGAAAGTCAATAGGTTCTTTACCAGATGAACCAGGAGCAGGAGTTGCATCATGACCTTCAGAAGTCATTCTGCAAGTCATAATAGGAATAGTAGTTTCAACTCCAACACTTAATTCAGCCATATGAGAAGTAGAAAATCCAAGGTTCAAAACAGGTTGAGCAGGTTCAGTCATAATATGAATAGGTCTGTATGAGAAAACACCAAATAATTTTCTAACCATATGACCAACATCCTTAACGAATGAAAAGTCAGGAGAATCAAAGATAACATTCTTACAAGCTTCCAACTTATGCATTAAATTAGAAGTTTCATTGCAGTAATATCTACCTTGTCTCAAGGAAAGAACACAATGCCAAAGAGCTGTTTGGACATCACATCTCTTGGAAATATCCTTGTAGGGCGCAATTTCAGTAGTACATTGAGTTTCAGAAGGATCTTTGCATAAATCTTCAAAAAGATCAACTTCAGGTTGAGTTTGGAAAGCTTTACCTTCCTTTCTGGTGACAATCAATTTAGCAATAGAAGTTAAAAGCATTCTTCTTTCTAAACTATCAAATTTAGGAATGAAGAGAGCAAATAACAAGGGGTCAATGTATGAATAAACATCATTAACTTGATATCTATCAACAGTTCCATTTAAAGCACATAATTCAGTATCATTATAAACCAATGATTGTAATTGAACTCTTTGAGCGAGTTGAGAATTTTCATGATAACATTTAACAATTCTATTAACATGTTCCATTTCATTACCACTAACTTTCATTTCACTAGTCATATAAGCAGCTTCTTGAGGTCTGTATCCAAGAGCCTTGCTTAAAGGAGTAAAAGGCATAAGAGAGCGAATATCTTTATCATGTAAAGTCATTTTCTTTTCATCTCTAATATATTTTAAAATAACTTTTCTTTCTTCATCACTAAAATCATACTTTTTTTGGTAAGCAGAAACCTTAGCATCATATTCTCTTGGTTCAAGGTTAGGATATTTTTCAAAAAGTTTTTCTTTAATTTTAAGAGCTCTCTTGATAATTCTTTTATACTCATCCATATATTTTTCATAAATAGAATCAACAATTTCACTATCATTATATCTGCTTCTTAATTTTTCAAACTCTCTATAAAGAGACATTCTATCGTCCTTTTCCATTTTAAGCAATTTCATTACTTCCGAATTAATTTTATCTTTTTGTTCAGACATTATATATATTATTTATATATTTTTTTTATAAAAAATAATTTATTCAAAAATATCATTTAAATATATTAATTCTTCTATAGATTTATTATTATAGTAATAATTATTTTGTATATCATTTTTATTTTTTTTCTTATTAAATTTTTTTTTAATTGTTGTTTTATTTAAATCATTTGGATATTCGATTTTTTCATTTTTATTATTATAATTATTTGATATATAATAAGATGGAATCACACAACTAACTAATGAATGCAATATATTTAAATCATAATTATGTTCGGATTGAATATAATTTTCAATTAAATCACCAAATTGAAAATTACTTATAATATTATTATAAATACTATTATCACAAAATTTATAATAATTTTCATATAAAGTTAATGATAATATCATTTTATGTATTTTATATAGTTTTATACAATCATTAATATTAAATTTATTTTTAATAATATGAGATACAATTCCAAATAAATCATTATTAAAATCTTTATTTTTTAAAATTGAAAAGATATAATTAATTTTTTCATCATTTATAATTTCATTATTATATATTTTTTTAAGTATTTCAAGATTAAATAATATTTTTCTTATATCAAATTTTGAATTTTTAATTATTTTATCATATATTTTATTATTATCAATATTAATATCTTCTTCAAAGCAAATATTTTTAATATATAATTTTAATTTATCTATTTGTAATTCACTTATTTTTATTAAATTTACATTTTTTTTTAAATTTGATAAATTTGTATTATGATTATCATTTGATAAAATAATAATTGGAACTAACCTTCTATAATTATTTTGTTTAATTAATTCAAATATATCATTTTTATCGTTATTTGATATAATTTTTTCATAACTATCAATAACAACAATTTTTTTATTATTATCTTCTTCAAAAAAATTATCTGATTTTATAATTTTATTTAAAAAATTAATATCAATATTTTCACTAACATTTTCAGTTATATTAATAATATTTATATTTAAATGCTTACAAATTAAATTTGTTATTAATGTTTTACCAAAACCGTGATTACCTGTTATTAATAATACTGATTTTCTTTTACTTAATTCTAATTCATAATCTGTAGCATCTATAATTTTCTTTTTTCTTCCTTTTGTTGTTTTTTTTAATAATTTATGTTTAAGTAAAAATTTTGTAGTATTATCAAATGTTGTAATCCATTCAATAATATCATTTATAACTAATTTATTACCAATAATATCATCTATTGATTTTGGCTTATATTTATTTTCAATTTTCATTAAATAATTATTAATTAATTATTTTTAAATAAAAAAAATTCAATTTTTAATTAATCATTTATTATTTTTAATTTTTCTCTTATTGTCTGTATTTCTCTATCAAATTCATTTTTAATAGTAAAATAATAATCAGGATAATCATCTGTATGAACTTTTATAATTTTCCATATAGAGTTATTATCATTTTTATAATAAACACTCATTCCAACTTCTAATTTTCTATAAATACATAATTCTGTATCTTTTCCTAATTCTGTTTTTTCATTTAATATTCTTTTTTTAATTTTAATAAAATTATTTGGAATTTCCGGAAAAAATACATCACATTGATAATTATCCTTTATTACAGTTATAACCATAAAATTTATTAAATTCAATTCAATAAACTTTTTATATATCATACCACCACCAATTACCCATATCTCTGTATAATCCTTATTTTTTAAAAAATTCATTAATTTATTAATATTATCAAATGATTTTATTAAATTATTATCCTGTTTTTTATCAATAAATAATGATGATGATAATATTAAATTATCACGATTTTTTAAAAATTTAACACTATTAAATGTATTTTTACCCATAATAATACAATTATTTCCACCACCAACTGTTATTTCCTTAAATCTTTTTAAATCACCTTTTAATTTCCATGGTAATTTATTATCATACCCAATTCCATTTTTATTATCTAATGCAACAATTGCTCCAATAAACATTAAATTATATAATATTACTATCACCATTTATTTAAATTAATAACTTTATGATTTTCAATTACTTCATTTATATCTACAATAGTATCATCATCTAATTTATATTTATTATTAAGTAAATAAGAACTATCTTGAATATTATTATTTATAACAAAATTTAAATTGGGATACATATATAATTGAATATTATATGGTATTAAATTTTTCTCAGTTAAATGAATACCATTACAACAATATTTATTAATAACATTATTTTTACATTTACCAGTAATTAAATCATCTTTACATATTAATAAATTATCACAACATACACCATTCTTACAATTATAACCACCATTACAAATATTTTCATAACATTTATTACATTTAACTGTAAAAACTAATAATTCTTTATAAAAATCATCATCTTCACATATATTAAAATATGCTAAATTATTATCATTTAAAATCATATCTATAATCTTTTTTTTATTTATATTTATAATTTGTTCTTTTAAATTATGAGCGAATAAACATTTATCACCATAAGAGCATATTTTTTTATTTAAAATATTATAACATAATATTTTTTTATAATTGTCAGTCATAATATATTTTTATAATTATTATATAAACATTATTATAAGTAATTAACATTATGGAAAATATTAATTTTACATTTTTTAAAAATATTCAAGAAGGAGGTTATTTTAATATTGAACCTAAAAAAAGTAAAACAAAAAAATATAAAATTATAAATAATAAAAAAAGATAATTATATTAAGTATAGATTTATTTTTGATTAAATAAAAATTATATACATAATAATATATAATATGACTAATTATCAAGAAACCATTGTTTGTATTATTTTAATTGTTATTATTGTTTGGCTTTTAAGAAAAAGAATTTGTGATTATGTATCACCAAGAGAAGGATTTCAAAATACAGGAAATTTTGTAATGACTAATAAAAATGGTATTGCTAATGCTATGGAATTTGGTGAAACTTCTCCAGGACAACTTTTAACATCTCCATTACCGGATCCTTCACCATCTTCTAATAATGATGGTTATTCTAAAAATTCAAATACTGATACTTATACTAAAGATGGTTATAAATGGACCAAAGAAGATACTAATGATTTCGATATTAATACAGAACAAAATAAACTTTCTAACGAACAATTAAGAAATCAATTCCAAAATATGTATATGCTTGATCCTACTGGTGATTTAGCAAAATATGATATTTCTAATATGCCTGTATCAAAATATTGCTGTCCTGCTGTTTATAGAAACCCAAGTGGTGGTGAAGATGATATGGACCCTGAAAAGGCCTGTGAATATGCTAATAAATTTGTTGCTAATAGTTATAGTGGTATGAATTTTAAGGATGGTTTAGGTTGTGTATGTATGACACCTCAAGATGCTTCATTCTTTTCAGCAAGAGGTGGTAATACTACAATTGCTTAAATAATATATTTTTAATGTTTATATTTTTATAATATTTTTATAATTAAAATTTAAAATATTATATCATCTTGAATAATATATTTTAAATTATATTTTTATAGTATGTAATATAATATGAATAAAAAATACATAAATGAAATTTTATTAATAAATAATAATGAAAAAATTGAGGGTGAAACATTTTATTTTAAATTAAAATTTTTAAAATATAATTTTACATATTTAATAAAAAGAACTGAAGAATTTTTTGATGATAATAGAAATAAAAAATTAAAAATTAGTAATGATCCATGTAATTATATAGAAAAAAAATTAGAAATGAATAATTTTATTAATACATACATTGATATAATGAAATTTATTAAAAATAGTTATAAAAATAATAATAATTTTTTAGAATTTGATAATTGGGCACATAATCATTTTTATTTTTCATTAAAATATTATTATTTATTTAGATTATATGAATTAAATGACTTAAAAATGAATAATTATGAATTAAAAAATAAAAAATTTACAAATATTGAATATAATAAATCATTTTTACTAAAAAAGTATAAAAAAAAAATAAATAAATTATTAACATTTGGTAATTACAATGTTATAAATTATATACAATTATTGAAATTATTTAATTTATTAGATAAATCAAAAATTAATAATATTATCTTAAATGAATTATTAAAAAATATTGACTACAATAACAATTTATTTAATAATAATAATATACGAAATGTATATTTTATATTAAAATTTTTAGTAAAACAGAAAATGATATGTTTTAATAAAGTTAAAAATAAATTATCTAATAAAATATATACAAAATATTCATTAATAAATAATTATTATTTAAAAAAATTACTTAAATATTTTAATATTGATTTTATAAATATGTTTAAGTTAAAAAACTAATATTTTTATAAATATTATTTTTATGTATTGTAAATTAGAACATAATAATTTACATAAATATTTTAATGAAATAAGTTTATTAAATTTTAATAAAAATATAAATAATAATAATCAATATATAATATTAAATAATAAAAATTTTATTGATTTATATGTTGAATATATCAAATTACTTAATTATCCATTAATTAGTCTATTTAAAATAAATAAAGCTATAAATATTATTATTAAAAATGAAGATATTCAGTTTATAAATATATTAAATAATTATTTATCAAATATTAATATTTTTAATATTATTAAATCTAATTTATTACAATCTAAAAGTGATTTAAATTATTATAAATTATTAAAAAAAATATTGATTAGTAATAAAAATATAAAATTTAATTTAAAATATTATATAGAATTTTTAAATAATATTTTAGAATTAACTATTTATAAAAAATTTTCTAAAAATTTATATTTTATATTACTTTTCTTTTTTAATTTTAAAAAATTAAATAATCTTATAAAAAATAAAATAAATTTAGATATAATAAATAAAAGTTATAGAAATTACTATTCATTAAAAATTTATAAAATGGCGGAAAAATATTTAAAATAATTTAACTATTTATTAATATTAAATAGTAATGAATTTTTTATATTTAAATGAAACAAAAAATGATTTAATTAATTATTTTATCTCAATTATATCTCCTCAATTATGTAATAGTGTTTTAGAAGTTCATACACATTCAATTAATATATTTAATAATTTGAAAATGAATTTTATTTCAAATAAAAAAGATAAAAAAATTATTAAAATGTTTAAATTACAAAATATTAATATTAATAATTTAACAGATGATGAAAAAGATAGATTATTTAATAAATTAAAATTAGATATTTTTAGAATGTATATTGAAAAAATATATAGATGGAATAATCAGCAAATTTCTGAAGAATATAATAGAATAAAACTTGAAACTAAAACAAGTGATTATTTTGATAATTTAATTAGAGCTTGTTTTAAAAGTTATTTATTGTTTATTTCATATAACCCCAATACAGATGAAAGTTTTTTAGATGAGAAATATTTAAATAATGACTTTTATAAAAAAATGGATATTATAACATTTATTCATACTTGTTTTTTAGAAACATTTTATTTTTGTGAGAATAATTATGATTATTTCTTAAAAAAATTAAAAAGAAATGAAATAAATGATATTATTAAAATTTGTATTATGAATTCTATTAAAAAATCAATACCTGATTATAATGATATAATTAAAGATTATCTAAAATTAAATATTAAAATATCTAAACAAGATGAAGTTAATAAAATCAAAAAATTAGTTAAAGAAGTTATTGAAGAAAATAATATTAATCTAAATACACAAAATATTGTTGGAGGTAATAATTCATCTTTTATTAATAATGCTAATAAACATCAAAATGTTAATATACTTAATAATCAAGAAACAAGTAATGAAAGTAATAAAGATGAAGTTAGTGAAAATAAAGTTAGTGAAGATGAAGTTAGTAAAGAACATAACAATGAAGAATATAATAATGAAAACGAAGAAGATGAAAATGAAGAAACAAATGATAAAAATGAAGAAAATAATAATAAAGAAGAAAATATATTAGTAGAAGAAAGTAAGGATGAAAATATAGATGAATATGATGATAAAGTTATTATGAATAATAATATAGAGGATATAAAAACAGTGTCAAATTTAGAATCAAATTATATAAAATCTATAAGAGCATCTGAAGATAAGGATATGGCGGAGTATTTTGAAAAAATGGTAAAATAAAAATATTTATAGTATAATTATATATAAATGGATAATATGTCAGAATGGGTAAAAGAAAATTTATTAGTTTCAGCATTAATAATTTTTGTAGTTATGTATGTGATATTTCATTTTAATAAATTGATGAGTAATGATTGTTTTTATGGTGATTATCAAAGAACATTATTATGGACTGCTATAGTTTTATTAATTATATTATGTTATTTTTCAATGAGTAATGATGGATTAATGATGAATAATAAAAGATATAGAGTTGTAAATAATAATAGTTTAGATGATATTTTTATGAGGTAATTCTTTTGTAATTTTTTTTAATATATAAATTTATAAGATAATTATAAATTTAATGAGTGAACTTAAATATGTTATTGTTAATGGTAAAAAATTAGCTATATATAAATTTTCATTAGAAATGATGGCTTCACATCCAGCTATAATTTTAATAGCTAAAAGAAGAAGTGGAAAATCTTGGGTATGTAGAGATATATTAAGACATTATAAAAGTAAAATACCTGTGGGAATTGTTATATCAAAGTCAGAAAAATTACAAGAGCCTTTTTATTCAGAATTTTTTCCTGATTCTTTTATATATTATAAATTTGAGAGTAGAATATTAGAAAAATTATTTACAAGACAAGAAAAAATGATAGAAAAACAAAACAATAAAAGAAAACAAGGTATAACAATAAATCCAAGTGCATTTTTATTGATGGATGATTGTTTATCTGATAAAGGTGAATGGTCTAAAGATCCATTAATGTATGAATTAATGTATAATGGAAGACATTATAAAATTTTATTTATGTTGACAATGCAAACACCATTAGGTATTCAACCTGATTTAAGAAGTAATTTTGATTATTTCTTTTTATTAGCAACAGATATTGAAAATCATATGAAAAAATTATATGATAATTATGCTGGAATGTTTAAAAATGTAAAAGAATTTAGAACTGTTTTTAAACAATTAACAGTAGAACATCAAGCAATGGTTATTGCAAATGTAGCAGCGGATAAGCCATTTAAAGAAAAAGTTTTTTGGTTTAAAGCTTCAGATACAAAAGTAGGTATGATTGGATGCGAACAATTAAAAAATTATCATTCAAATAATTATGATAAAGAATGGAGAAAAAAATCATCTATTTTTACAATGAATTAATATTATTACATTTGAGATATAAAATATTTATTCATATTTTCTTTTCTTCTTATAGCATCTGCATCAGTTGAATCAATCCAAGTAGATGGTTGTGAAAACATTGTTCTAAAAATTTCTGATATATATACTGGAGATTCCATTTCTTCCTCTAATGTTCTTGGTATATATCTATATACTACTTTTTGTTCTACATTAGATATAGTGTTCATTGTTATAAAATATACAACTAATAACACTATACCTATTATTAAAAATATTAATGAAAAACCTTTTAATAAATACATAATTATATAATTATTAACAATAAAAAAAAATTAATTATTTAATTTCTCATACAACTCTTTCATTCTATCAAACTTTCTTTCCATTTCTTCCATACTAATATTTTTATTATTATTTATTCTTTGTTCTAATTGTTCTCTTCTTTTCTTAATTTCATCTAACTTTTTATTAATATCCATTTCAGTATTAAAATTATTACTATCTAGTGTAATTTCATCTTCATTATTAGTTTCCTCAACTTTTCTATCATCTTCCATTTTAATTTCATTATTCTTTAAATGTTTATATTCTTCAGTTACTACATTAACATCCTTCAAATATTTATCTTTTCTTTCTTTTTCTTCTAATGCTGTTTTCTCTAAAGAATCTAAATATAATTTCATAAAGTTATTCAATTTTTGAGTTCTAATAATTGGTAATTGAGGGTCAGGATTAGAATTATTAACTAAATTAATATCAAATGCACACCAATTACCCACCTGCATAATAAAAATCATTGGATATTTATTTCTTTGACTATAAGCATATGTTTGAGCATCTTTCACCTTATCAAAAAATCCATGAACTATATGCCCTGCAATTTTCTTATTCTTAAATTTATCTGGAATATTAGGAATCATTTCTGGAGTATAAAAACTTACACACGCAAATTTTGCCTCACTAATTCCCCATACAAATGTTTGCTCCTTCTGTGAAAAATAATTCTCATCAATTTCCACATTATTTTCAATTGGATTTTGTCTTAAAATATCAGAAAAATTTAATTCATCTTTATTATCCTTATATGTTTTACAAATTTCCTGCTTATATTGACGATTATTAATCTCATTTTGCTCCTTTTCCTTATACACAATTTTACTATTTCTTTCAGTATCCGCAATATCAACATCAAATTCAATTAATTCACCAATTTTATCCCCAAAAACTTCATAATTTTTAACAATATTTCTAATTTTTTCAGAATGTTCTTCCTGTTCTTTTTCATCTTCATAAACTCCATGTAATTTAAAACCATAAATATCTTGATCTCTAACACTATCTCTTTTAGACATAGGAAAACAATTAGGAGCTAACATAGAACAAGTATAAAATCTTTGATATTTTACATTTTTAACAAATGGTTTATTAATATCAAGGTATTCAGCTTTTAATTCTTCATTCATTATAATAATTATAATTAAATATTTTATCTTTAAGTATATTTATAAATTTTTAATAAAAAATACAATTTGGATAATATGAATCTAATATATAATACAGTATTGATACAAAAGCACATATAGATAATATTAATGTATTTTCATCTATTTTTTTATTATTATAATAAGGTAAAATAATCATTAAAAATATATAAAGTGTTATAATAAATAAAATAAATTTTAATGTGTTGTTTATATTGATATATGTATTGTTAAATTTCATAATATAATTTTATAAAAAAATTATATATTTAAAAAATTATAAACTTGGATAATAATCCCATCCAATTTCTTCACATATTTTTTTCCAAGTAATATCTTGTTCTCTTAGATTTTTTCTTTTTAATAATATTAATTGCTTTGTATATTTTGAATATCTTTTATATTTATCTAAATCTTTATTTTGCTTAGCATCATATTTTAATTTTTCACAAAATTTATATAAAATATATGAATATGACAAAAAATTCTTTCTTTTTTTTGGCTTATGTTTATAAAAAGGTTCTTCAATGATTTTAAACATATCTTTTAGTATTTCTTCTTCATTTTTACTAAAAGATGGTGGATATACACCTGTTATTTTTGTTCTTATAAAAGATAAATTTTTATAATAATTATTATATTTTAATTTTTTAAGTATTTTTTTAATTTTAACATCACTAATTATTTTAATTTCTTCATCAGTATAATTATATTTATTTATTTCTTTTTGTATATTTTCAATAATATCATTTGATATATTTGTAGTTTCTCTTGCTTGAAAATGTGTTAACCAATCTGAAAAATGATTTTTTTTTTCATATGGTAATTTAGGTTTTTTAATTCTACTTTCATCATAATTATTATCATCTTCTTCAGGTTTAAATTTATCTATTTCATTACAATTATTACATACATAAATTCCAGAATTTGTAATACTTAAATCATTTGAACCACAATTAATACAAACATCACCAATTTTTGTACTTTTATTATTTAATATAAATTTATAATCTTCAAATAAAGATGATTTACTAACTTTTTTTTCATTAGATTTATTACTTGAATTTTCTGAACTATTTTCAATAAAATTAAAAATATTTTTTGAATAAGAAATATCTTTTGTTTTAGTTTTTACTTTTTTATTTTTTTTATTTTTTTTTGAAATATTATTTAATATATCTAATTTATCAATACACTTTTTTGAAACTACTTTTTCAGTATTATAATTTTCATCTAAAATATCTGGAATATTTTCATTAAATTTATCATCCAAATCATAATAATCAATTAAAATATTATTTATTTTAAAATAATAATCTAATTCATTGTAATTATTATTTTCATTATTATATTCAATGTTTTCTATTTCATCAAGAATTTTAATTCTTTCCTCTAAATAATTTTCATTCTGAATATTATTTTTATCATGATTTTCTAATTTTTTTTTTAATTTATTAATATTATTTAATTTTTTTTCATATGTATTTCTTTTTTTAGATATACTATTAATAAAATTTGTATGTGAATCATCAAGCGTTGTTATTTTTTCTTTATATTTATTTTTAGTATCTTTTGTTTTGAAATTTGACATAAATTAAATATAAAAATATTTTATTAAGTTTTTTACTAATCAATAATAATTCTTATAATAAATTTTATTTAAGATGTTTAAGAAAGAATTATTTTAAATATTATACTTTTATATGTAATAAGTAATATCAATAATTGATAAATTAATAAATTCATTTTTTTTAATTAAATTTAAAATTGTTATAAATAAATTTAAAAAAATACTTTAAAATTTTTATTAAAATTTTAATCTAAATATAAAAAATCTATAATATATTTATTTTTCCAAAAATTATTTTCTAATTCTAATTTATATAACTAATGTCTGGTGGTTTAATGCAATTGGTAGCTTATGGTGCTCAAGACACTTATTTAACTGGAAATCCTGAAATTACCTTTTTCAAGGTTGTATATAGAAGACATACTAACTTTGCTATTGAAACTGTCAATTTGACTTTCAATGGTAATGCTGATTTTGGTAAGGAAGCTAATGTACTTATTACCAGAAATGGTGATTTGGTCACTAGAATGTTCTTGAGAGTTCAATTAAATAGACTTCTTATGAACCAACTTACTGGTGTTTCCGCTTTAGATAGAGAAGCTTACTTGTTTGCTTATGTTAGAGAAGTTGGTAATTTCTTGATTGATTATATTAGATTTGAAATTGGTGGTACTCAAATTGATAAACAATGGGGTCATTGGATGAGTACTTGGCATGACCTTACTAAAGATGTTAACAACAACAGAGCTTACCGTGCTATGGTTGGTGATGTTGATGAATTAACAGCTTTGAGATCTCCTGATTCTACTGGATACTTAACTCAAGACTACATCCTTTTCGTCCCTCTTATGTTCTGGTGCAACACTAACACTGGTCTTGCTCTTCCTCTTATCGCTCTTCAATACCATGAAGTTAGACTTTGGTTCCAATTCAATGTCTTTGAAAGACTTATTGTCCACAGTAACAATGTTAATCTTGCTAGACTTAACAATGGTGTTGGTGTATTCAACAATGGTTCTCTCTTGGTTGACTATGTTTACATTGATACTGAAGAAAGAAGAAGATTCGCTCAAATTGGTCATGAATACCTTATTACCCAACTTCAATTCACTGGTTCCCAAGCTGTTACCCAAAATCCTCTTAGAGTTACTCTTCAATTCAACCATCCTTCAAAGGAATTCATCTGGAGAATTGTTTCTGGTGCTTACTGGAGCAAAAACTCCCCCTTCCTTTGCTACTCCAACCGTGATGCTTCTTTAGAATCCAATGGATGGGAAAAGGCTCTTAGATATGCTGCTAATAATGTTCTTGCTGGTGAAGTTACTGTTGATCTTGCTTCTTTAGCTCCTAACCCTGCTACTGATAATGATAATATTGTTGATATTGCTTCTGGAAACTATAATGATTGGAACATTCCACACACTGTTAATTCAAATACCAGAAATGCTTCTAAATATGTTGTCTTTACATATGTTCCTGGTGCTGGTGTTGATATTGCTAAATTTCCATTAGAATATGCTGAAGAATTAGCAGCTGGTTCTACTTTCCTTTTCAGAAGAAATGTTCTTACCAATCCTGATAGACCTGAATACAATCTTGGTGATTATGTTACCAGATTTAATATTGTTATCTTCTACACTGAAGTTGATTCAGCAACAGGACTTGGTGAGCCTGGAACTCTTACTTACCAACTTAGACCTGTTGATAGTGATATTACTGTGAGAGATGTTTCTGTTCCTGTTGCTGATTGGGTTGATAACAGATTTACTACTGAAGCTGGTAATGGTCTTGGTTCTCCTATGGATATTTGGGCCTGCCTCCAAACTGTTTCTGGTCTTTTGATTAACAACCAATACAACCCTGTTGTTGAAGCTGTTATTCAACTTAACGGACAAGACAGATTCCAACCCAGAGAAGGTGCTTACTTCAATCTTATCCAAACTTACAACTATCACACCTCTACTCCTGCTAATGGTGTTAATGTATACTCCTTTGCTCTTCACCCCGAACAACATCAACCTTCTGGAACTGCCAATCTTTCAAGAATTGACAACACTGTCCTCAGTATGGGTCTCTACAGAGAAATCCCCTATGCTGATCCTTCCAGAACTCCCCCTCCTTTGAGCATTGTTGGAAATACCTCTCAAGCTTTCATCTACTGTACCAATTACAATGTCCTAAGAATTATGAGTGGTATGGGGGGTTTGGCATATTCAAATTAAGTTAATGTATGATACATTAAAGTTTTTATAAAAATTGATTTTTAATTTATTTAATTAAAAATATATTAATTTTTGTTAATTATGGAAGAAAATAAATGTGGATGGATTAATAAAAAAAGGGACACTTGTCCTTGGAAAAAGATAGGTAATTATTACTGTAAAAGACATTCATGTTATGAAAATATTTATAAACCAGAAGATATTCCAAATATAACTTTTTGTTCTGATTGTAGAAATCCAATCGGAATGAATATTATTGATAAAAAAATTTGTAATAAATGTAAAGAAAGATCTAAAATTAATAGAGAAAAAAATAAAGAAAAAAATATCAAATGTAAAGGTTTAACACAAAATAAAACAGAATGTAATTTTAAAGTTCTTGATAATGATGAATATTGTAAAAAACATCAAAGTTATAAAAAATGGAAAAATTTAACAGATCAAGGTCATAAAGTTTGTGAAGGTTGGAAAAGAAGAAAATGCTTTGAAATCATCAATAAAAATATGGCTAATTGTTTTAAATGTAGAGAATTAAATACTCTAAATGAAAAAAATAAAAAAATAAAAAACAATAATAATTTAGAAAATAATAATTTAAAAAATAATGATAATTTAGAAAATGAT